AAATCTCTTATTTGATTAATAGGTATAATATTTATTCCGTAATTAGATAACTTATCAGTAATTTCATCAGACTCAATAAAAACAACAAAATCATTTAAATCTGAAACTGATGTATTAGAATAATTAGCAGTTGTATCAGTTCTTTTTAGTATTACTTTTCCTTGTGTATAAAGATTTACTTCAAAAATTGTACTACACTGATAAGATTTCTTCCCACTCTTATCAGTTTCACTAAATACACTTTTTGTTATTCCACCTGTATCTATAACAACATATGGCAGAGTAGGCTTTGTAGCTGTCTGCTCTGACCACCTTATAGTAGCATCTTTAAAAAACATTGAAGTGATGTCATATAATATCTCTTTTAATTCCTCAAGTCGCATATATTATCCTAAACTTTTAATTTTCATCTTGGTTAAGGCATTCGATAAACTCAGCCGTGTAATGTTTAAGTGGAGTATTCTCACTTAATCTACTAGATCTACATTCAAACCATTTATCTTGAAAAAAAAGCCTATCTGCTTTTTGTTGATTTTTTTCATTTTCAACTAAAATAGGTTCATCGCAAAATACTTTTAGCCTTTGAATAGACCTTGAACCATCAGAGGCAGTTTCTACTTCATCGTCTACGGTTTGTACGTCTACGAGGAGCGTTATATCTTTATAAGGTATAGAAATATATCCCCTCTCTTCTAAAGGCTCTAAATAACGCCTTATTTTATATGGTTTTTTCAAGAATCTCATTTCTAATCACTTCCCTTTTCCTTAATAACATAGTTTACTGACTGCCTCATTCTTCCTGTATCAATAAGTGGCTTATCAGACCCTTTCTTTCTTATAGTGTATGGTGTATTTGGTACAAAACTTCCATTAGTAATTTTCTCTTGTATAAGGTCTTTCTGAAAAATACCTATCATTTTTAAAACTTCTTCTGCTGATTTTCCACTTAGAATATCTCTTTTTGTTCGTTTCAAAAAATTGTTAATTTTATCAATATTCTCATCAACACTTTTTCTCATAAATGGTCTAGCAGGGGATCTAGTAGTTCCAAGCTCATTCCATATAGCTATATTACATATATCTACACCATTATCATCACTATTTTCTCCTGCCTTAAAGCCTACACAAACCTCTTTACTTACAAGTTTTTCAATCTCTCGCATAAGTTTTCTTCCATCAGCCGTTATATTGTCTGTTATCCTAACTGCCATAAGGTATTCCCTCCCCTGCTGAAATAATAGGAATTACAGCATTTCTTCTAAGTGTTAAAAACTCAAGACCATAGACAGTAAGTGCATATTCTGCATCTACTTGAAGATTAGTCTGTTGACTTGTTGTATAGCTGATAGATGTTTCACCCTCTGAATATGAACCAACTCTAAGACTATCAGCTATATTTCCATTACTAACATCACCATATCCAGCCATTTTTAACTTATGTGCTGTTAAATATGCTAAAGCTTTATCATATGTTTTTCCAAACCTTTTTTCTGAAATTTGGTCAGCATATAACTCAATAAAAGACTTTATACCATATCTTTTTATCTTTCCTGTTCCTATATCAATTTCATCTGCATCAGGCATATCAGAAAACTCAATAGCAATAAGTCTAAATATCTCAAGTGCTTTCATATGAACACCTCTATTTTTTTAATGCTGCTTTAACCTTTTTTAATACATCAGCTTGATCTTTACAACTTGCTAGATTTATTCCAAGTTCATTTGCTAGCTTACCAAGTTCTTCATCAGAAATATTTTCAAGTGAGGCTAATCTTGCAAGCCTTAATGTTTCAGCTGAATCACTTTCTCTTTTTTTATCTTCCAAATTTTCTGATGCCTTTGTATCTTTTTCTCTACTTGGTTTTCCCATGATTTCTATAAATCCAATCTTTTTATATGTATCTAAAATAGGACTACTTTCAAATTCCCTAGCTATATCTGCACTCTCTCCCGGTAATATAGTTACTTCTCCTATTCCTATGATTTTACCATCTGAAATATTTCTAATTTTCATATTATATCTCCATTTCTTGATAAGTTTAAATTAAAGACGAACTACCAAACTTTCCTTTGTAGCTCGTCTTTTTTTGTAATCAATTCTTATATTCCTGTTGCAATCATTGCTGAAAGTGGGTAATACATTATAATTCCTGCTGCCCTTTCCTCACAAGGAATTATAATTTCAAGATTTCTATTCTGTAATGGATACTGATAAAATGGCATAGGAATCTCAAGTGAAAATTTATCAGCTGAATTAGTGTACATAAGTGCTACATTGCTATTAAATGGGTTTGTTGATGTACTGTCTGCCTCAAGCTCAGGAGCAGAAATAACATTTTTTAGGTATGGTGCATTTTCTAATAAGAACTTAAGTACTGTATATCCAGTGTTTGGTATCTGTCTTGTGGAAATGTCAAGATATACACTTGCAGGAAGTACAAGTGTATCTGCTCTCTCAACATTTTTAGTAAGCTTTGCTTGATACTTTACCATACCATTAATATCTTTTAGTATATCATCAGCAGATTTATCTTCCCACTTTGTCTTACCTCCTACAGTGGAAATAGTATAAAGAGGTATATTATTACCTGTACTAAGCATACCCATAAGTTTATGCTCTTTATTGCCTGCGAAAGCTATTTCGTTTATCTGTCTTTCTATTGCATACCTTGCAGCCTCTGCTTTTCTTGTATCAAGGCTTTTACCTGCCATTCTACTAGCTCTCATATCCTGTACACTATAACCATAGCTACCACCAATAGATTTTACAGGAGATGTAGTCGGCTCTCCTTTTACATCTGCTCTAGGAAGATCTGTGGCATAATTACTTATGATTGCAGCCATTCCTGTTTTTTCATAGCTATAATATGTAACAGTTTCTGCTCCCTCCGGAACTTCATGAGTTATAGGGAAATTATTTAATGCAGTAAATTCAGGATAAAACTTGTCATAAGACTTAGACTTAATAAAATCAAGTTCTCTCGCAAAAAATACTGATGCCTCCTCAGCACTATCAAATCTTAGTTGCTTACTTACAAGCGACGGCATAATATTTGATGTGGCCAAAGCTAACTTATCTGCCTCATCATAGCCGTTAGATGGCATATCTGGATTATAATTTTTATTCATTTATTTTATCCTCCTGTTTTCTTAGTCTAATACAATAACTGCAATGTTTTCATCAGAAACATTATAAAATGTAGCACCTATATCAATGTTAGAGCCTTGTACATTAGTAAACTTTCCTGCCTCATCTCCACTATTAACAACATAGGCTTTCTCCTTATAGCTCGGAGTTGCTCCACTCGCAAGTTTTACCCAAACTTTACCTTTTCTTAAAATTCCAACAGTATCATTTTGTTTGATTTGTACTTTTCCATTCATATCCATTTCAGTACTTCCTGCTCTTAAGACAACTCCCTCAATTTTTTTAGCATCAATAACACTTGTATCAGGTACTTTTACACTTTTTCCCTCTGATGTTCCTGTTGCAACTGCCATACCAAATTGAAGTTTACCTGTATCACTTTCATTACTTCTTGTAACAATATCATTAAACTCTATTCCATACTGACTTCCTGCGATACCTTTAACCGTTTCATAACCATATTTTATTTGAGCTGACATTACTCATTACCTCCTTCTCTTTTAATCATTCTTTCTCTTGCTAATAAAGCCATACTTTTTGTGTTACTATCCATTGCATAAGTAGGCTTATTTGTTCCAAGCATTTGTTGTCTTTGATAGTTTACATCTTTCTTTTTTCCTGCCTCATTGATTGCTAAATCATAAGCTGCATTAATGTAAGCCTTACTCTTTCCGTCAAGCCTCATATCAGGATAAACTTTATTAATGATAGCTTTCTTTCCGTCAATAATAGACTTTTTTTCAAGTCCATCTATATTAAGTTTATCTCCAATTCTACATATACTAAGTCTTTCTCTGAAAATCTTATCAGCTGAGTCTGTATTTAATGATTTAGACTTATCTTCTGAGCTATCAGTATTATCTGTATCATCTGTATCATTATATTCATCGTTCTTAGCTATATCAGCATCATTATTTGCCTCTTCTTGAAAAAACTTTTCAAGACAAGCAAGGAGCATATCTATATCCTCGTCCTGTTGTGCTATTACTCCCATAGCTCCCTGTACATCTTTAGGGTCTTCTTCTGAATCTCTTCTATCTCTTCTATCCTTTACAAGTTTTACAATATCTTGAGCTGTACTTCCTTTATCAGAAGTATTCTCTTCTGAGTTTTCTTCATAAATCTTTTCTACTTCAGAATTATCTACATCTGAATTGGTTTCTGTTTCCTCAATACTTGATGATGTTCTTTCTGCTTTTCTTGCCTTGTAGGCCTCTAAGGCTTTTTGTAATTCTTCAGCTGTCATCGCTCCTCCGTCATTTCGAGATTTTTTATTCTTATATACCATTACTATGCCTCCTCTTAATTCAGGTTCATCTGAACTATCAATATTTAATCTTGCCTGTTCACCTGCTCTAGCAGATTCAACTAACGCAAGATGATTTATAACTATATTAGTTTGTATTGCATCATAATGTTCTCCATTCCAAGTGCCTGATTCTTCTATCAAATCTAAGTTATAGCCAAGGGACAATTCCTTTAGTCCTGAATTTTTCATTACATCTGTATTGTGTATAATTATTTCAGCACGAACATCATCTCCACTCGGATAACCATTGCTTAGAATAGTCCCTATTTGCTCTCTATCTACATTATCTTTGTCTACAACTCCTGCATCATGGGTTAATATTACAGGCTTTCCTTTATAGCTTTCTAAAGATTTAGGATTAAATACATGTTCAGGTAATCTAAGTTCTCTACGAACACTACCGTCAGCATTTACATATTCAAATATTCCACAAGATGTCAAAATAGGGTGATCTATTAAATAACCCTCTTCAGTAAAATATGTTCTATCTTTAGAATCAAGCTTTATACAATCAAGCCTACTAACTCTTTTTAGTTTTGGTGCATCTCTGATATTCATTTTTACCTCTCTTTCTATTCTCTTTCTTTTTCTGTTTTAATATCCTATTAATAGCTGTATCAGCAGTGCTATCTTTATATCCCTCTTTATTCATTAGCATTTTCTCCATTTTTAGTATTATCAGTATCAGAAGTTGAAACTAATGCTGTACTAGATGATATAAGCTTAGTTATCTCAATAGTTAAATTTTGGATATGTTCTATTTCATCAAGCCTAATAATTTCAAGAGTCTTTGCACTGTCTTTGTTATCATTTAGCTGTAATATTTGATTTATTTTATCTGTAAGACTTATTACAGCCTCTGCCTGCTCTTTTAAAGCTTGACATACAGTTTTTATTGATTCATTCATTATATTGTCTCCTTTTTGATTCTTTAATTTTTATCATTAAGTTATAGTAACCTTTACTGAATCATTATCTATTGGTAAATTCATATTTTGATTGAATACAGGTCTGCCTATACATCTACACTGAAAATCTTCTCCGGGGTGGCACTTTCTACCATCAGAGTTTTGAGGAGGATTACTCCAAGAAAACTTCTTTCCGTCTAGTTCACTATGGCTTTTTCTTACACGAGAATCTTTTGAAGTTGTCCAGATATACTCTGTTATACCTGCATCTAATTGTTGAGCCTTTTGTATTTGACCATTTAACTTGGCTGTCTGATCTCTAGCTATAAGTTTTGCATGATTTTTACTTATCTTATATATGTTCTGTATATAGCTTGCTAGTTTTGTTGTAGTAATTCCCTTATCAAAGCACATATATACAACATCTCTCATCTTATCAAGTGATTCCTCTGGTATCGTTGAAATAAGAGCAACATTTTCATCTATCCATTGCCCAAGTTCTTCCTCACAAAAGCCATTAAGATAATAATCCTCATTAATATCTATTCCTAAGGTTAGTTTTATTGCTCGTTTCCATTCCTTTAGTGTAAGTTTCCTGTTAAGATAGGCTAATATTTTAAGTTTCTGTTTAAGTCCAAATGTTGCAATTTTGGAAATAACTTTATTTTTTATAGTTGTAAACATCTCTGCTACTGAAAACAGCAAATCTGTCATTGAATCATTTCTTATGCCTCTAGCAATTTCTTCATCTATATCCTTCTTATAAATATCTTTAAGTTTTGGAAGTTCAGTTTCTATTTCAATTTTCAATATTTTCATATAATCATTAATAAGCCTTGTATATTCCCTTTCAGCTGAATCAGGAACTTTAGGAATATATCTACTTTTAATGCTTTCTTTTCCACTGAACTTTTTTCTAATCTTTTGTGTTTGTACCTCATTCATATATAGCACCACCTCCTTTTTGCAAAAATGGAATGTCCATGGAATGTCCGTGGGACATTTTTCATTTATGTAAACTAACTAATTACAAAGTAAAAACAGCCTATGTTATTAACACAGACTGTCTTTATCTATAAATTACTCTTCTACACTAAAATTAACTTTCCTAAACACTTTACCAATATGAATAGAGGTTATAAAACACTCTCTATTATTTGATTGGCTGTATTTAGCTTTTACAGCTTTATGCTTCGTTTGTTTACTATCGAGGGTAGTTTTTATTGGTTCTTGTATTTTTGGCTGTTCCTGCTCAAATATAAGACTCATTGCTGTTTTAAAACCAGCAACAAATCCATCTTCCTCAAATTCTACTGCAACATCTGTCATTTTTACATACACATTAAATTTAGTAATCGAACTTCCATTAATATGAGATGAACAAAAATCATCAAATTCCTCTGCACGCCTTACTGATTCCTCTGAATGTCTTTCTTTATCCTCAAAACTTCTAACATATTGTTTAAATAATTCCCTAATCGCCTTATCATTGAACTTTACTGTATTCATCATAACCTCCATATACTAATGACAATATCAAACATCATTAATCATTCAACACTGTCATACTCCCTAACTATTCATCTATCTCAAATCCAATAGCCTCAAGTTCTTCTTTCTCAAATCCCTCTCTCCTAAGCACAAGCTCTAATGTTTGTGCGTCAAGATATTCTAGGGCTAAGTCAGTAAGTGTGTCTACCATTCTCTCTAATTGTTCTCTTGTAAGTTTATCCATTTTATTTTCTCCTAACCTCCAATATTTTTTATCTGTTTTTTAACGCATACGTACGCTAACACAACCACCAATCTAGTCAATAGTTTTTTTAATTTTTTTTATCTTTTATTTCAAATAAAAAGATTACTTTTAGTAGGTTCAATATACCTGAATGACCATGTATATATATTATATA